GTGTCGCCGGAGGGGCCGGCGCCGCCACCCACCAGGCCGCCCACGGCAAAGCGGGGGATGTCCGGCAGCCGCAGGGAGTTGAGGGCGGCAAACATGCCGGTACCGAACTTGGCCACGGCCTCCTTGCGGACAACAAACTCCCCGGCCTCCAGCAGGGCCGAGATGCGGTCGCCGCCGCCGTAGCCGGCCAGCTTGCCGCCCCTGGCAAAGCGCTGGATCAGGCCGCCGGTGGCCTTTTTCACCACCTCCTTGACGTAGACCGTGACATAGCGATCCTTGGTCAGCTCAACGATCTTGCGCTCGACGGCTGCCACCTCTTTCAAGGCCCCGGCCTTCATCTTTGACCAGTTATCCAGCCACTGTTTTTCAGCCTCGTTCATGCCCTCCGTCAGATCCTGGAAGCCGGACTGCTCGACCAGCTCGTCCATATTCTGGGCGGCCTTGGTCTGCATGGCGGTCAGGGCGTCAATGCCGATTTGGCCGCTCCGCTCGACACCGTCCATGGCGGTCTTGAGGGCGTCGGTCTGGGACACCAGCACCTGGTCGCCGTCCTTGACCTCATTGTTGAGCTGGGCATACAGCTCCTTGGCCTTGTCGGCGTAGTCGATGGCGGTCTGAAAATCCCCGGCCCGGGCGGCGTCGGTGGCCGTCTTTTCATAGTCCTCGGCCTGTTGTTTCAGATCCTGCCAGGCATCAATGCCGGTCATGCCGGTGCGGGCCATGGTGCGCAACTGGTCGTAGAGCGATAGCTCGCGGTTCTTGATCTCGTCCTGCAGCCGCCGCACCTCGGCGGCGTATTCCTGATACTTCTTCTTCATGGCCTCCAGGGCGGCACCCTGGGCCTGCTTCATCGTGGCCGCCGTGGTGACGGTAGCAGCGGCCTGGTCTTTGGCCCCGGCCTTCCAGGCCCCAGTTAATTCATCGTAATGAATTTTCTGGTCCTTGACGGCCTGATCCAGCTCTTTCATCGAGGTAACAGTCACCCCGGTGGCGGCGCTGATCTCCCGGTACTGGCCGGCTACAATCTGCTGGTTCCGCGTCAGTTCCTCGGTGGCGTCGGCGATACCCTTCATGGTCTCCCGCGTCTGGACCCAGTCCCCCACCTTGTATCCCGCGTAAGCCGCGGCCATGGCCAGCCCCAAAACGCCAAAGGCGGTGCCGGTGGCGGCCAGGCTGAGTTGCACCGCCTTTAATGATGCGACCGTACTGGTGGCCCAGACGGTCAAAGATGGTCCTAGCATAACCTTCAGGGCCATGTTGATCCCGCTGATCGCGGTCACCAACGAGGCAATGGCGCTGACGGCAAGAGTGCTCAGCACAAATCCGGTAATAAATTTTTTCCACTCCCAGGCGGCCTTGATCAGCTCTCCGGCCATCGTGGTGACTTGCACGATCCACGTCTCGATAGCCCCGCCGTTTTGCTCCAGATAGGAGACAAAGTCTTTGATAGCCGCCGCGATTTTACCGGTCGCGCCGCTGGCCTTATTCGAGCCGTTGACCAGGTTGTCGAAGGCGTTGGCCAGCATAGTCATAGCCCGGCCGATGGTCAGTGGCATCTTGGCGAAGGCGGCGTTGATCTCCTCCGTCATTTTAGGGACAGCCTGGCGGATGACATCGGTGGTCAGCTTGCCCTCCTGCGACATCTTCCGCAAACCGGCAATGTCGGTATCCAGGGCCTTGGCCAGCATCTGGCCAAAGAATGAGTTGGACTCCATCATGGCCCGGAACTCTTCCCCCTGGAGCACGCCGGAACCCATGGCCTGGCCGAACTGCAATAAGAAAGAGCTCGCCATTCCGGCGCTGGAGCCGTTGACAATCAGTGACTTGGCCACGGCCTCGCTGATCCCGATCAGCTCCTTGCTTGATGTCCCGGCTGCCTTCAAGCCGATGGCCAGCTTCTGATAGGTGTCGGCGTTGGCCTGGTAGCTGGTACCGGTCTTCTGCGACATGGCGTACAGCTCGCCCTGCACCTGCGTCAGCTCTGCCGACGAACTGGTTACCAGCTTGAGGCGGGCGTTGACGTTGGTCATCGCCTCGGCGGTCTGGATGTACTTGGTGACGGCGAACCCGGCACCCAATCCGGCACCCAACCGGGCCAGCGAGCTGGTGATGGCGTTGATCGGGGCCTTGAGCGCGTCCATGCCCCGACCATACTTTCTTGATGCAGCCTCGCCGGCGGCCATGGCCTTGTTGACCTGCCCGAACGTCTTGGAGACGGACTGGTCAATGGCCGTGAGGATGATCTCGATCTTGTTAGCTTTTGCCGCCATTCAGTTCCTCAAGGGCAATCAGGAAGGTTGACCAGCCGTAATGCCAGGCGTCTGCATGGCCGCGCTGAATGAGTCGGCAAACACAGCGGGCAAGCTGGTGGTCAAGTCTCTTATCACCGTTTCCATCAGCCCGTCCATTTTTAGCAGCCGGGCAATGCCGAAAAAAGATTTATTCACCTCCATAAAGGCGGTCATCACCTGCTCGATCTCGGAGGAGTACCAGTCCTTTATCTCATCTATGCCAGGCTGCACGGCATCATCCCCCAGCCGCATCAAAGAGGAGACAGGGTCATCTTCCTGCCATGCCCGATAAACCGCCATTGGCGAGACCTCCTTAATAGTCACCTCACCCCTGCCTTCAATACTGATTATTTTCGATGCTCTCATTTTCTCCCCTCTACGGTGGATCCAACTCATTCGTAATTCGTAATTCTCAATTCGTAATTGACTACACCGCATCCAGCATGGTGACGGTAAAGGGCTCCGTCATGCCGGTCGGCGTGGCCATGGAGCCCTTGAGTTCGATCTCGGCAAAGTCGTCGGCCAGGAAGTCGACGGCGGAATCCGGCGAGACGGTGGCCTCGTGGATCTTGACGTAGCAGTCGGCCCCGTCGACCATGTTCTTGCCGTCGAGGAAGACACCCATCTTGACCAGCGGCAGGGTGGCGCCCTTGATCGTGTACCCGGCCTCGGAGCCGTAGGTATAGCTCACCTTGAGAGAGGCGCCATCGACGATGGCCGAACCGGTGAGGATGGTGAGCAGGCCGAGGCGGGCGTCCACTGTGTAATCGGTGTTGAGCACATAGGTGGGAGAGCCGGATGTGTGCTTGACGACGACCAGGGAGACGATGCGGTTGGCGAGAAAGACGCCGCGAGTCTTGCGGGCCAGAACCACCTCGTCGACCACGGAGGAGCCGGTGACGGCATGGGCGACATCCTCGCCCAGCAAGGCAATGGCCAGGGCCTTGCGGTCAACCTGGGTGAGGGTCATAGACAGCTCGGCGGGCTTGTTGATGGCCACCGAGGCCGTCACCTGCCCGTAACTGGAGCGGCCCTTAGAGGTCTGCTCCTTGAGTTCGACATTGGGCTTGATCTCCAGTTTGCCGATGCCGACTTTAACCGACCCCTGGGAAACGCCGGCGTCAGTCAGACGGTCGATGTAGACATCGCCTGCGCCGATAAATGATTGGGCCATAATGGTGCTCCTGTGTTTGAGTATTTTATGTTGTTTTTAACATCTCCGGCATGACCTTCATGGTCAGCCGCGCGGTATAAATGAGCATGGTTCCTTCGATTCCTTCCAACACTATGTCGACCTCGGAGGGCAGGACGCCGCCGGTGGTCCACGGCCGCCAGTCGGTAAAGGCGACACTGACGGCATCGGTAATATCTCCGGCGGCCGCCTGCCCCTTATCCGCCCCCAGGGCCGACATCACCAGCACCAGATCCCACCCGAGCTCTCTGGTGACCGTCGGCTTGCTGGCTGCCTTGCGGTTACTGGCCAGATAGACCGCGACGGAAGGCGGAGTCTGCAAAACTTTGGCAGAGACTGTCTTTTCCACCGCCTTAAACAGGCCCAGGCTTTTCAACTCGGCCTCGATCGCCTCCGCAATCCTGGTCGTATACATCACAGGCCACGCATCCTGTCACGGCTGAAAATCCGCTCGTTGCCGGGAATGATCCCGGCGGAACTGCCGCTGTCCACCGGGGCAGCGGCCGCGCCTCCGATGGATGCCGCGCCCTCCTGCACCCGCTTGAGATAGGCCAGCGCCTGTTTCTGCCGATCCTTGACCGCCTCCGGAATCTCCACATGCCCGCGCCGTGAATAGAGGTTATAAATCGCCAGGTCACAGGAAAAGAGTCTGACCAGATCAGGGACAGGGGCGACAAACGGCGTCGTGTACCGCTCTTCGCAGTAGCTGTTGATCACGGTCATGGCGTTGACAATCGCCCGCGTAACTACCGTCTCATCAATGAACCCGAGCTGGTCGTCATCGGTCAGGCTGATCAGATCACCATCCGCTATCTGTTCCAGCAGGTCGTCAAGGATGGCGTACATTATTCAGCCGCCTCCGGAGTCAGCTCCTGGCGCCTGGCTGCAATGGCTGCCAGCACGCTCTTCCGCTCTTCGCCTGTCGCCAAGACCTCCAGCGCCTCACGATCAGTAATCTCCTTGACCAGGGCAATCATCGCCGTGGCAGTCAGCGCCTGGCCGGGGCGATCCACCACATGCACCACCAGCATCGGCTCGGCCTTCAGCAGTGCCATCTCTTCCTCGGTAAAACGGTCCTCCGGGTACTCTGTTTCCATCACGGTATGGGCAATGCCGCACCGCCGGAACCCTTCCTGTTTTGCTGCAATCCTGATCATTGTGAGCCCCCCTTTAATCCATCATTAATTTGGAATTACGAAGTACGAATTAAAGGAAGGGGCCTCGTAATTCGTACTTCGTACTTCGTAATTAGCCTTTTACGCTACCGTGCCGTCCGATCCGTAAGACAACTGCCATAACCCGTAGCCACCGGCGTATCTGGCCTCGGCCCCGAATTTGAACTTGCGGCGCATGAAGACGTCGGAGTTCTCCTCGGTCACCTGCTGGACGAAGACCGGCTTTTTGCGATCCTGGAGGATGAACGGTTTGACCGGCTGGGTGGTGCAGTGCAGGAACCAGGCGGTGGCGCTGGTCAGCCTGGGGTTGACCAGCAGCGTTGCCGACCCCTTGTAGGGGTTGGGCGAGTTATCGTTGAGCTTGTCGGCGGTCAGCAGCAGGTTGCCCATGGCCTCGAGCGCCGGCGGCACCTCCAGGACATTCGGCACCACGCCGAGCGGCCGCCCCTCGTCATCCTTGAAACTCATGATGGCGGAACGGGCCGCGCCGTAGGAGGCCATGGCAATGGCCAGGGTATCATTCTTCAGGATCTTGGTGCCCTTGTTGGAAACGCTCACACTGCCGCCCGCGCCGTCGCCCACCACATGATCGGTGTCATAGAAATATTGGCCATCGTAACAGAGACCGGCAAAGGCCCCGTTCTTCAGATCGGCCATGATCTCATCCGGCAGCTGCTTGGCCGAAAATCCGGCGGACTCCGCCTGCGGCCCGTAGATGCCGAGGTTGTCGTCCTCGATGTCGTTGCGGTCCACCTCGACCGTCGCCTCGAAATCTTCATTGACGATGGAATACTTGAAGGCGGCCAGGGACTTGACCACCTTGTCGCCCACCCACTTCGTCATGCGGGGAAACTGCGACAGCCACGAATAATCGTTCTGCCGACCGGTGGAAGGCACCAGCATGGCGGTCTGCTGCCACTGGGATGGGGCGGCATCAAAGGCCCGATGGAAGGTGGTCTTGATATTGGTAAAGACCGCCGCCAGAGTTGAGGCATTGACAATCAATCCCGCCGCCAACGGCAGACCTAAACCGCTGAAGTCAGGCAGTACACCCACCCCGGCCATTGTGCCCTGTGCCGGAGAGGTCAGGATAGCCAGACCGGCGAATCCGGCCATACACAAAAACAAACTTAAAAATCCTTTAAACATTTTGAACTCCTTATTTTGTTGAAAATTAAACCATTAACAGGTCGTCTGTCTCTTACTGTACCCAGACGCCGTCGGTCTCAACGCCGACAACCTTCCCGGCTGCCGACCGGGCGCCGGTGCCGTCGGTATGGGCCACCTGCTCATCATCGAAGATGTAGCAGACCTTGCCCATATCGGCCTGCACCACCGGATCCGTGGCGTAGTTTTTGAATTTGAAGGCCTTGCCCCTGCGGATCAGCACGCTCTTGGCGCTGGCGGCACCGCCGGTGTTATCCACCTGTTCCTCGGCGCGGCCGAGATAGGTCAGCGTAGTGGCCACCGCTCCCGGAGTGGCCAGGCCGGTGGAGCTGGCGGCCACCAGGGCACCGGCATAGATCTTGACGTTCGCGGCGACCGGGACGGAGATCAGCTCGCCGTCCTTCATGGGGGTGTTTCTGTCTGCTGTTAATGGCATTGCTCTCTCCTCTGAAAAAAATTACGAATTTGGAATTACGAATTACGAATTAAAAACCATGGCGGTCGTCATTCGTCATTCGTAATTCGTAATTAAATACCTTGGTACTTCTTGATATCTTCTACCGTATTGCCGAACATGGCGGCAATCTGTGCCTCTTCAGCATTCATGGCCTTTCCGGAGTCCGTGGCTTCCCTGCCATCCAGACCCGAGTCGCCGCCTATGGCCGGTACTGCCGCCACGTACGACTTGAACCGCTCCAGCCCGCCCTCGGCCTGGCACTGGGCCTTGTGATAGTCCACGGTTGCCGGGATGATCTTGCCCGCCTTCAAGGCCAGCTCGATCTCGCTGTTGATGGCACTCTCCAGGGCCGTTTTCTTCTGGTCGGCCAGCACGGCTTCGGCGTTGGTGGCCCGGGCCAGGGCGGCATCATAGTCGCCGCGCGGCACGAATTTGGCCAGGTCGGCAGATGCCGCCATACTGTTGGCGGCGCTGACCAGATCGGTCTTCATCTTCTGAATGGCATTCAAGGCCTCGGTCTCGGTGGTGGTTTCCGGCAACCCCAGGGCTGCCAGCAATGCTTTCAAATCCATTTGTTTCTCCTTGGGGACTGGCCCCGTTGTTGGGGATGATTCCCCGTGCTGTTGGTTCAACGCCTGCAGATTGAGATTCGGCCTGTTGGTGAGACCAACCGACGTCAACCCGGCAATCTCCCCGGACTCCTTGCTGTACAAAATTACCGGGCTGAGGTAACGGTACTGCCTGCCGCCCACCAGCTCACGGCCTGTGGCATTCCATTCCACCTGGCCCCAGACGGAGCCGCCCCGGTTTTCCAAGGCCTTGATCCAGCCGGCAGCCGGGGCCGGTTCCCCCTTCGGGGCCTTGAGCTCGGTGGCGTGCTCCAGATCCACCGGCAGATCGACGCCCGAATTTAAAAAACGGTCCAGAATGGCCTGCGGATTGGAATTTTTCCACCCGCGCCCATCGCGCCCCTGAACAATGCCTGCCGGGATCAATTCCACCCACTGCGGAGACGCCCCCGCATCAAAGGAGATTTCAGCCCCATTCAAGGCACTCTGACTGTCGTTTTCCTGTTTGTTCATTTTGGCAGCTCTCCCAATTATCAAAACTATGTTTAAACCATCTTTAAAATGACGAGATTTTGACGGACGCTTCTTCTCCCGCACATGGAGATCAAACCATACGGGAAAGCAGAATTTGAGCCGTTTAAAGCCTTTTTTCAGTTCGCCCGGTTATTCCTCTGCCAAAAACTCCCGAATGACCTCCATAATCCGCAGCCGATCCTTCTCCGCCAGCTCCATTTCCGTCCCCCGGTTCAGGGCCAGCCAGGGCCGGGCCGGGATCTTCACCTTTTTGCCGCGGCCGGCCATACCGCCGACCTGATGGATGGCGGCGTAGGGGACAGAGCCGCTGGAGCCGATGGTGACGCTGTTTCGGGTCGCCTGGTGATGGACGGATTCCATCAGATCCCCACGCTCATAGAGGATGCGCTTCCCCTGGAGGTAGCCCTTGCCCTTGGCCGACAGCCCCCCGTCCTTCTTCCATCCCTTCTTCCGGCCCAGCCCCAGCAGCATGGTCGTCTGCGACAACCTCGCCCAGGGTGTGCCGTCCGGCGACGTCTGGGCCTTGAAATTTTCCAGCACCGAGCGCTCGTAAAAGGCCCCGATCTGCCCCATGGGCACCGACATATCCGCACAGCGCGCCTGCAGCCTCGCCAGCATCGCCCGCACCTGCCTGTCATCAATCGTGACCGAGATATCCATTTGACTTCCCCTGCTCCATGCCCTATTCTTTAAGAGAAGGGTGATCCGGCGTCGGAAGGCTTCCGACTCCATACCGGTGCAATCGGTATGATGAGAGCTGGGCGGGGCGCATCCCCGCCGCCGGGTCACCTGATTCTTGTATATTTGCCTTTTACTTGCAGCTCCGCCAACTCGTCGCTGGTCTCAAACAGCGTCAGTAGATAGTTCTCGCTTTTATTCCTGGTTGTCTTCACCGCCGCCCTGTAGAGCTTTTCACCCTTCCGCAGATAGATCAATCGTTCTTCCCCCTTGGCATACACCTCGCCTTGAGTGATGATCTCCGGCAAGAGCTGATAGTCGGTGAGTCCCATCTCCGGATGCTTGCTCAGATGTTCCTTCAGTGTATCCGCACTGAGCCACACCGCCTGCTTCGTCGTCCCCAAGGCGGCCACATCTTCCGCCTTCAGCACCGCCACCGGGAAATCTCCATCCATCTTCCCTGCCACAAAGCGGGCGAAGGCAGGCTCATTGACCCAGCGTTGCATCCACTCTTGGGCGATATCGGCGGGCAAGCTCTCGAATTTCTCCGTCAGGCCGCGCAGGGGCTGCTTTGCTTCCAGCCCGACATTGTAATTCCAGCCCGGATCCGCCATGTCCTCCCAGCCCTTGGGCCGCAGGTTGTCGCCCTCATTGAACTCCTGCTCGGTAGCCGCCACCGCCCGGCACCGGCAGCCGAAGCCCTGGGGCGGGTAGTTGCGCGACCAGAAGGGGTCGGTGCGCGGCAGGATCTTGCCGTCGAGGGCCACATGGTGCGGCCGTGGGTGCATGACAGAATCGTTGTGGACGTATTGCAGGTAATCAATCTTCGCCTCTTCAAACTGCTGCCAGCGTCCTGCCGCATTGGCGGTACTGATATTGGTGCGCCAGATCAGATCGCTGCGCCAGGCCGGGCCTCCCCCCTTGAGCTGCCAGCCGTAGCGCTCCACCAGGGGCAGGAACTGCCTGCGGAACTCGCGGATATCCATACCCCCACCAATGGCCTTGTCGGTCATCTTGCGCAGATCGGCCAGCAGATCGGCCTGGTAGGCCCCGGCGCTCATAAAGCCTCGGGCGTGCGCCGCTCCGGAAAGCTCATCCCATTTCAGCGTCGGGATATTGAGCTTGTCCTTAAAGAAGGCTTCAGCCTCGGTAAAAGGCAGGTTGAAGATGCGTTTAAACTCCTGCTGGTCCATCAGCCGATTATCTCCATCACTCAGCACCCTTAATAATCATTGAGCCTCGTAAGGCCTCCGCCGCTGCCGTTTCGGCCTCGGCCATGGCCTGGATTTTCGCCTTCAGGGCGGCGTCGTTTTTGCTGATCAGCAGAGTAAACCAGGCAATCAACTGACGGTTGGCATAGTCGGGACAGCCTTCCGGGTTATCTATTGTCGGCGTCCGCTCGCAGAAAGGATCTGTGCTGATCATCTCAGGATAGACTGTCGGCTGAATGTTGCCAGGGCCATAGAACGCGGCACACTCGGCAGTATATACAGGGTCGAAGATCTGCGGCTCGTAGCGGAAATGGCTGCACAAGGCCTGCTGCAGGGCAAACACTTGTGAGGCAGATTCGACTTTATAAGTGAAGGCCGGGAAATAAACAGGATCAGCCGCCTGCACCCGGTCAGCCATGGTCGCCAGGATCAACGCGACCAGCAAGCCGGCAAAAAACGGAACCAAGAAAAAAGCCTTCATTAATGCCTCCCAGCGGTCCATAACAGACCGACCCAGATTAAAAAGAGAACAACCGCTATAAACACATCCATTTGCAACATTCTTCATTATAAGTTTTGCCGCTCCCAGGTTCCTGGGCCGGCCATTTTTCGTAAATTTGTCAGCCGGTCCGCTGACACCCCTTCGTAACGGGGGGGTGCAAAAAGCCAGTCCTCAGTCAGGTTTACTTCTGTCTTCCAGCGATAGCAGCGGCAGCGGGCGGCATCCTGATCTATGCCGGTGCGAGCTATGACATCTTCCCGCGTGTATGCCGGACCACCGGGGCGCTGCTGATGGAGCTGGAGCCCGTTGACCCATGCCGGGGCAAATAAATATTCCTCGCTCCTGGTCCGATCATTTGCCCAGACCCTACAGCGCTTCCGGGCGGTCTCCATGGTAGCGCCTGTTCTGGCTATCACGTCGGCCCATGTATAGGCCGGACCATCCGGGCGCTGCTGATAGCATTTCTTTATCTGGCCTGTCCTCGACATCAGGGGAGACTCCTGCGTCATACTCAATTATACGGGATGCAGTGGTATGACACCAGGTCCCCAGCCGTCCAGGTCGCCTGGTCAGTGGTCAGGGTCACGGTAGAGTTGGTCACTGCGACTGAGCAATGATCCACCGTATTATTGACCTGACAGAGACAGATCGGGGGATAGCCGTACTGCCTGGGGATGCTGAAGGTATCGCCAGCTACAAAATCAACCGTGCCGTCGGAGGGCACCAGGATCAACTGATCCGTGATGTACCATAAACCGACATAGGCCGTGGCCATGGCGCCCGTAACTGATCCGGACACCGAGAACCTTCCACCGCCAACCGTGGCGAGGACGGTGAACGAATCGCCGACCACAAAATCTGCAGCGCCATCGTTGAGGGTAAAGTTGATGTGATCGCCGACATAGGCGTTTCCGACCGTGGCGGTTGCTGGCACCTGGACATGACCGCCTGGGCCGACAACACTAAACGTGCCTCTGTCTGCGGCAGCCGAGGTGCAGGTCAGGGTGTAGGTCCCCGGCAGAACATTGGCCTGCCATGTCACCGTCGCGGCGGTTACCTCCGTCATAGTCCCAGATCCAGTGTTCCCTCCAGCCTTCGTGCCCGTTGTCGGGGTGGTGATACTAAAATTACCGCCGCCGGTGGTAGTGGTCAGGGTGAAGGTCTCAAAGCCATTGCCGTTGGTGACGGTCCTTTGGACCGCCACCGTGCCGTTGCCGGTGTTGCCACTGCCCCGGACGACGTTGAGCGAATCGTCGTCGCCGTCCAGGGTGACCTGACAGGCGGAGGTGATGCCGGAGCCGCCGATGGTGACCCGCCCGGCAAGATCCCCACCCACAATACCGGCCGTGGTGCCGCATCCGGCAGAGAGGGAGTGGACCTCGTTGACCGCCCACTTCCCGAAATTGCCCGCTCCGCCAAGACAGGGGGTAGTAATCAGCAGCAGGCAGAGGGATATGAAAACAGTACGCATGAATATCTCCTTTTTATTCGATGATTAAGGTGCCGCCAGTAATTGTCGTCTCGCCGGTCACTTCATCCACCTTCAGCAGCGGATTGAGGGCCGTGCCGACAATGACCGCGCCTTTGGTGGCGTTGATCGTCGAGCCGAGGACCAGATTCTCACTCTCCCCGGTGCCGCCATAGACCTCCTGGCCGCCGCTATGGCCCAGCCTGGCCACCCCGCCAGAGTCGTACGCACCGACAGAGATGGTCAGGGTGGTGCCGGAAACCGAGGTCACGACCCCGGGGCCGCCGACGATATTGATGGTGGTGATCGGGCCGCTGGCAACGGCGCTGCCGGAATCTCCGGCCACGGTCTTAAAGATATCCAGGCCGAGCACCGGCCCCCTGATATCCAGAGTGCCCTCCACCTCGATGTCACCCACCGGTTCGGCAGCCACGAAGGCCGCTGGCAGCATCATCATCAGGAGCATGGTTAGGGTAAAAACCTTGGTTTTCATTTGTGTGTTCCCCTATAAAAAAACTTTGTGGTACCAGGTTCCAACTATCGTAAAAACAGCCAGATCCACCGTCAGGGTAGTATCGTCAACCACGACCACCCGGCTGGGGCGGATCCGCTGGCCGCCGGTGTCCCAGACCGCGACATCAACAAACCTTTCGCCCAGGCCGTGATTGATGGTCAGGATCCCTGCCGTCAAATCGGCGGCCACAAAGGCAGTGACTATGCCGGGAGCTAGGTCAACACCAGCAGGGCCGGGTGGACCTTGTGGGCCTTCGGGACCAGGGGCACCATCAGCACCGGCAGTACCTTGCGGGCCTTCGGGACCAGGGGCACCATCTACCCCGATTATACCATCAGCACCAGCGGGACCTTGTGGACCTTCGGGACCAGGGGCACCATCAGCACCAGCAGGACCTTGCGGGCCTTCGGGACCAGGGGCACCATTTATCCCGTTTACGCCATCGGCGCCGTCGCGGCCCATCCGGATCTGGGCCGTTATCTGCCTGGTGATCCTGGCCACCGCGACCGATATCACCCGTTGATTGATGACCGCCGTTATCTCGCGGCGGGGGATGGTGATATTGGCGGCAATATTAGCCATATGAAATATCTGGAGTTATTGTAACCTCGCCGCAGAGCCACGTATCCGGCAGGCCGGTGGCGTCGTCGGTCTCAAAGGTTTCAAAGTCCCATTCCCATACCCCTGCCGCCAGCGGCAGCGCCTGCGCCGGGATGGAAAAGACATACAGCACCGGGTCGTCAATACTGATGGTGCCCTGGTCCTCAGCCGGGGCGGAGGAAAGTTCATAGCCCAGAGTCCCGCGCCCTTTGAGGCGGAACTGCAGGCGGCAGAACAGGCAGGGAGGGGCCACGACACCGCCTTGCTCGTCACTGATGCCGTCTATGCTCCAGGCCGGCCACTTGTCGCCGCGCCGGTGGCTGCCTAAATCAACTACTGCTGGATTCATCAATGTTCTCCTTGTTCATCGATTACGGCCACCCGGCCGCTCATGTTCCCCAGCATCTCCAACCGGGCCATGATCTCAGCCAGCCGCTGCGGATCGCTGGCGGCATAGAGATCAATCAACTGGTCCCGGAACTGTTCCAGGGTGTCCACCTTGCCCAGCAGGGTCTCTGCGGCCTCGATCAGCGACGAGGCCGGGCCTGCGGTCTCCTGCTTGGCCCAGTCGAAGAGGGCGGTATCCGCATCAAGTCCATCTCTCCCCTGGGGTGAGGGAAGCTGCTCGCTGTTGGCAGCCACGGCCCGACCACCCCCAGCCCCTCCTGAACCAGGAGGGGAGCTATTCAAGCCCCCTCCTTTGTTCAAGGAGGGGGTGGGGGGTGGTTCGGGGTTATGATTCCCCAGACACTCAGCCCCCTCCTCCGGATCCGGCAGGCCCAGCTTGTCGCGCACCACACTCTGCTCCACCTGCAGGCCCAACGGCACCAGCTTCTCCAGGGCCAGGGTCAGCAGGGTCAGATCGTCCTGCTCAACCGCTCGCAGGATCAGTTCCGGATAGCGTTCCTGTACCCCGAAGTTCAGGTCGATAAAGGGTCGGATAAGATCACGGTTGAGGGTCTCGGCCAGCTGCAGGGCGTCATCGTCTCTAATATCCTCCCGCACCTCGCTCTGGGCATCATCGCCGCCCAGCTTGCCGGGCGTGCCGACAGTGGTGGCGGTCTGGCCGAGAATCCCCCGGCTGACCTGGGCATCGAGCCAGTCGGCCAGCTTGTTGTACAGCTCATGGCCGCCGCTGGATTTGGCGCTCTCGACAAACTCGATCAGCATCGACTCCGGAATCACCGCCGCTGCATCGCTTCCCAAATTGGCCACCGCTGACTTCAGGATGGCGATATCATCTTTGTCCGCCCCGGGTTGATATTTTCCCACCCGCAGCGGCATGCCGAAGACCTCGGCATAGGCCAGCCAGTCCTTGACCGTGTAGTTCTTGCACAGATAGGCCCAGGCGGCGACGCGGGCGATGCCGCCCCGGATCGGGATACCGGTCTTGAGGTGCGGCACATGGCAGACAAACTTATAGGGGGCAAGCTCAATGCCCTCCATCATGTTTTCTTCATCGAGCAGACGCACCTGCCGCCTTGATACCCGGTCGAAGGTAAAGAAGCGGGGATCGCGCCACTCGTAGCGGGTCGGCTGCCACTTGGCCCCCCGCTCCCAGACGATCTCGCACACCGAATAGCCCTTGCCTATGGAGTCGAGCAGATCTTTCAGTAAACCCCGGAAACCGGGACGCTTGGTCAGGGCCCGGATCTCGTCAGCCAGCACCTGGTCACCCGCATCATCACTGGCCGCCTCCACCGTCACCGGCAGGGCCGCCACCGCCAGCTTGCGTTTCGACATCTCGCAGCGGTAATGAAGATCCCGCTCTTCCATCTCTTCGGCCAGGGTCAGGTAGTCGTTGGCATCGCCCGAGGCCGCGCCCTGGAGCAGGGAGGCCAGCTTGAAAGGCGTCAGCCCCCCGGCGACGGTTGCATCCCAGACGGTGCGGATCCCGGTAAGGGATGGGGCGGCGACCTCTTTCTGCAAATCCGCCGCTACCACCGCCACCGGCTGTTTTTTCTTAATCTTTGCCATCTTGCACCCTTTTTAATTACGAATTACGAATGACGAATTACGACAGCCCTGCCGTTTAATTCCTAATTCGTAATTCCAAATTCGTAATTGCTTCACATGGCTCCCTCTATGGATCCAAAACCGGCGGTTGTCCTGATCCGGTGGCTATTGTTCGCATCATTGTTCATGTCCCGTTTGCGCACCGGGTGATAGGCGTATTCGACCTCTCCTCCCTGCCTGGTGGCGTATATCACCATAACGCCGGCAACACCGGCGTCGCCGTGACGCTGCTGGCTGGACCTGTCGTTTGTCTTGCCCTCGGGCAGACGGCCCACGCCCTTGACCACTTTAAAAGCCCTGTTGTCTTCAATCCAGTCGGCATCCAGGGGCAGTAAGAGTGTCTCGTCCTCGAATGCCGCTTTGTAGCGCGGCATATTCTCCCGGTACCAGGCCTCGGAGAGCATCACCTGGCTGATCCTGCCCTGGCCGTACCTCTGGGCAGCCACCTCGGCCAGATATTGACCGTTGCCCCTGGCGTCAAAGGCGCCATGGGTAAATCGCGGCAGCCGGTCGCAGATGAAAAAGACAACCTGCCGTTGGGTCTCGAAGGGCACGTTTTTCAGCTCCAGGCCGAAGGGTGCGGCAAAGGTTGTGTCCTGCTGCTCCTGCACCGGCAGATAGATACTCAGATCGCCGGACCTGGCAAAGTCCTCGCCGAAGTAGCTGCGGCGATTTGGCTGCAGTTTTGCCAGCAATGGAGCCAGATGGTCCTCACACCATGCCTCCGTCTCACTGATCCTCTGATGTTCGGGTAAAAAAGTGAACTCACTTGAAAGTTCCAGCCGCAAAACAGGGATAGTTGCCGACATGCAGCGCTCAATGAGCGCCCGCGTCAGGAAGGTGCCGGTGCCTTGCGCCGGCACGCAGAAAAGCTCCTCATCGGCTGAGTCCCGGTAAAAGTCAATGATCCCCTGCCGCCAGACGGCCTCGGCCTCCGGGCTCCAGACGCTCCCGGTCTTCAGGCAGATGCGCTGATAGAGCCCCTGCTCCAGGGCATCATCAAAGGTGACCCGGTGCAGGGAGTAGTTGACGCGGCCGGAGCGGATATCCTTGACCAGCTCGTTGAAGGGGTTGGCCTCGCCGTCATGGGTCGAGATCACCCGCACCTCGCCGCCCCAGATCAGCAGGGCCATGGCCGCCTTCAGCAGTTCAGCCAGGTCGTCATGAAACGCCGCTTCATCGATCACCACCCGGCCTTGCTTGCCGCGCAGGTTGGAAGGCCGGGAGGACAGAGCGACGATTTTATGACCGGAGGCAAAGCGGATCCGGAAGGTGAGGATATCCTTGTCCTCATCAACAAAGACCTCTTCCTCCACCTGGCCGGCGGCCAGATCGTATTGCCGGGCCCAGAAGGCACAATCGTTGATGAACTCCTCGGCCATGTCCTTGTTGTAGCCGATATACCAGACATCATCGCCGGTCTCGGAAGCGGCATAGAGGGTATCATCAGCGGCCTCCGACCAGGACAGCCCGATGCGCCGTGACTTCTCGATAACCTTGACCTTAGCTGGATCAGCGGCCCAGTCCTGCTGATAAGCCAACAGCACGTAAGGAGTGGCATAGGTCTTTGTCATGAATTGATCCCCAGGATCTGCCGCCTGATATCAGCGGCGGTCTCACTGGTCAGCCCGGCCTTCTTCACCTGGGCCACCACTTCTTCGGCCACCCGGGTTGCCTTCTCCATCTTGTCCCAGCGCTCCAGCAGGTCGCCTAATTGCTTCAAGGTGGCCAGCATCTGGGTGGAGCGCTGCCGCACCGGCGCACCCTCGACAAAGGAGAGCTGCTCCTCCAGTAGGTCCCGCAGACGCTGCAGGTGGCTGCGCTTCTGGGTGCGGGCCCGGTCCCATTCGTCCAGGTCCTGGCAGGGAGACTTGGTCTCCGCCTTCCAGCGGGCCAGCGAGGTGACGCTGACATCGAGCCGTTCGCCGATGGCCGTCAGGCTCTGGCCGTCAGCATAGAGCCGCTGGGCCTGGGGGGCGAGGGCCGCCTTGTCGCCCTTAGCGGCCAAGGGCCTTCTCCAGCTCCCGGATGTGGCTGAGAGCGGTCAGCAGCTCGGCCTGGACCATGACCAGCTCATCCATCTGCTGGGCCGCCAGGGCGATCTCCATCTCTTCGATCTTGGCCATCACCGGATTGAGCGCCACCGCAATGGCCCGGCATAAGCCCTTGCCCTTCATCTCCAGGGAGAACTCCTTCTGCTTCTGCTCGGCCAGCTTGCCTTCCATCATCAATCGCTCGTTCATCAATCTATGTCCTTTGGTCTGGAATTCTTCCTGATGATCGGGCAGTGCATATTGTTCAGCACCGCCTGCTTGACCTCGGTCACCTCCTGGGTGGTCCAGGTCACCAGTTCCCGGTAGCCCTTGGCCATCTCGGCAAACCCTTCCGCCAGTTTGGTGACGGTCTCCGTCTGGGCGTAGTTGTTTTCGTACATCTGCACCACCGCCTCAAAGCGCCTCTGCTGGTATATTGACACAGCCGCCAGCACAATCCATGGTACCAGGAGCACAAAGGCCACCAACACCCCCACCGGAGCCGTCCCCAGACGCTCGATCACTGTGGTGGCCGCGCCCAATGCCGCAATCTGTTCAGGACTCATCGTCTCTCCTTTAAATGCTCTTTCTCTGCCTGGCACTCAAGGCACAGCTCACACCCGGGAATAGCCAGCCTCCTGGCCTCGGAAATCTCATCCCCGCACCAGGAACACTCGCCTCCCCCGCCTGCTGTTGAGGAGGGGTCCGGGGGGTGGTCTCTCCGGTGCTTCGTAATCGCCGCCGCATTCAGCCTGGCCTGGTAATCCTGGCCGTAATCGCCTTCATCCATTTTAATCAATTACGAATTTTGAATTACGAATTACGAATGAAACGACAGGCGAATCGTAATTCGTCATTCGTAATTCGTAATTCAGTTCAGTTCAGTTCAGTTCACGGCGCCGACAGCACCGGATTCCGCCGGGCCAGGGCGGCTCCGCCCCCGAACCTGACCCCGGCATGGACCACCCAGGCGCGCAGCGTCGACATGCCGTCATCGAGACACATCAACCACAAGAGCTGATCCACATATGCCCTGTGCTCATGGCTCAGGCCGTGTTCGGCCATGAGCTGATAGAGCGCGTCGTGGACCAGCGAGCCGCGCATGATGTTCTTGGTGTCAAGGGCCGGGCCGGACGGGCCGTCCCAGGCATAGCCTTTTCTGATCGTCAGCACGCCGGATTGTGAGAGATGAATAAAATCCGTGCCGATATCAAAGTCAGGGCGGATTGCCACCCTCACCACATACGCCGCCACCAGCTGGTATTTATACCCCTTCTTGTACAGGATCCCTTTCATCCCCCTTACCCTTCCCGCAAGAAACGGTGGTTGCCGAGCTCCATGACAAAGGTCATGGAAGCGGCCCAGTAGGGAGGCTTGCGGCCCGTCATGCCGCGCAGGGCGTAGTAGTGGGTGGCGCCGGACAGCGTATCTCCTGCCAGCCACTCAGCGTGGGCGGCATGGACGTTTTCCATCACCCGCAGAAAGGTAACAACGTCCCTGACCCAGACAGCCGGGTCCTGCAGCCCGTTGTTAAAACAGGAAAACTGCTTGCGGGCCTTGACCACATCCGAGACCGGCCAGCCCTTGGCTGTGGACCGGTTGAGAATCCTGGCCGGCATCGCTTTCACCCCGAGCCTCGTGATAGACGGTCAGGGCCAGCCAAAACAGGATCTTAGTCATAGAAAAACCCTTGTGGGCAGTGGTTATTGTTTAATAATCAATCTTTGGTGTATTCTTTATATAAGAACCACAAGGTGTGGTATATGCGAGGGAGTTCAGGAGGGGACAACAAAAAAGCCCCGGTCAACCATTTTCCCGACGTCGGCAAAATGGTCGGCAATTTGATGGTTGGAGATCTCACAGGCGGTTTTTGCCTTGGAAATAACATTCAAGAAATTATCCCACTTGGTGTAGCCAAGAAGGTGCTGCAGGTCACGGGCAAGCCAAAACTCGATGTTATTCTCAGTCTGCTGGGCATGCGCCTCGAAATTATCAGTCAATGATTGGACAATCTCTGTTTTCATATCTTTTCATCTCCATGCCAACAAGATAGCGGGCATACGTTGTGATGTATAATAACAGTTACGCCAACCAGGCTGATCCCCCCGGTGGCATTGACAAACGAGCTTATCGCGTGGCCGAGCAGGGTTGTACAGCCCTGCTTGAACTCCGAGGTAAAGCCTTCGCCAAGATTGGTGAGCTGCTTCAACTCGTTATCGGTCATGCGTCGAGCCTCCAATGAGTCATAAAAAGTTGAATCCAGACTCAGTTCGCGCTGAAGTTGATCAAAGGCCTTCTGGATTTCTTCCGGTTGACGGCATTGCTGATAGATTGTGGCAATGCGCTTTTCAAAATCAACCCCGCTTTCGATGGCCCCAAGCACCTCGTCACTGGCACCGAAAACACCCTCGAAGAGCTTGAATTTTTCAGAAAGGAGTTCAAAAACACGGAGATCGGCGGTGTTCTTGCGATTCAGAAAATTTACCACCACCACATCGTACTGCTGGCCGTATCGGTGGCAGCGGCCGATGCGCTGCTCAATGCGCTGCGGGTTCCAAGGCAAGTCATAATTAACCACCAGGGAACAAAACTGAAGGTTGATCCCCTCGGCGCCCGCCTCGGTGGCGATCATTATCCGCCCCTCTTCGCGGAAATAATCCACCAGGGCCGAACGCATATCGGCACTGCGGGAACCAGATACACGGTCCGAACCTTTATGACGTTCAAGCCAGGCCGAATAGATTTTCTTGGAGAGCTCGTCGGTGTTTGACCCGTTAAAAAGGACTATGCCCTCGAAAAACTGGCTGTCGGCCAAGAGACGCAGAAGATAATCCTGGGTACGACGCGATTCGGTGAAGATAATTGCCTTCTGGGCCGCACCAACCTCGGCCGCCTTGGCAAAGGCAACCTTTAGGGCAGTCAGCATGGAGCGCCCTTTGGCATTGTGATCAATAGAGAGCGCCAGCTGGGTGAAGGCTTCCAGATCGGCTATTTCTCTGGCAATGGCACCACGGTCTTCTTGGGAAAGAGGTGATGCCGACTCGCCGTTGCTCCATTCCTCGGAGGTTTCATCAAGGGCTTCGTAATCCTCGTCCAGTTCGTCTTCAAGAGATAGCGGGTTCATGGCTGCGAAGTTTATCTTTCAAACGGTTCGTAATAGAAGTCAAGGCCCCAGCAATGGCGAAGGAGGAAGAAGCCAGAAGCTTGCGAAGGACCATGGTCATCAACATTCGCTGACTGGCCGGTAGTGCCTGCAGGTTATCGCGTTGCAGATAGTCGGAAACCAGGTGATAGAGTCGATCTTCACTCTCTTCCGGAGTAAACTCCTGAACCATGGGCAGGCGTTGGGTGTACTTGATGTAGGGTAGGACCTGACGGCGCAGGGTACGATGACAGACCGGACGCATCCTGGCCTTCAGGGTATTGAAGACCTGCTCCTGATTGAGATTGGCATACTGCTCGCGGAAGCTCTTCAGATCACCAAAAGTATGTTCATCAATGAAACTAACCAGGCCGAATAACTCCAGCAGGGAGTTCTGTAGCGGGGTGGCTGTAAGTAACAGCTTATCCTTCCCCGCCAAGGCCTGCTTAAGGGTATTGGCGATGACATTGGATGGTTTGTAAACATTGCGCAGACGATGGGCCTCGTCGATGACCACCAGATCCCAGGGAATGGCGTGTACGTCCTCAGCCTTATTGTTGGCAAACTGATAAGAACAGATAACAATCTCTTCCCCTTCAAAGGGGCTGAATCTGCCTTGTTTGATGGCGGCATTGTATGACTTTGACTCCAGAAGACGACACGGCAGAAAGAACTTCTCTGTCAGTTCCTGGTACCACTGTTTGCGCAGGCTGGAAGGGGTGATGATCAGGATGCGGCGTTGCCGCTCGGCCCATTTCTGGGAGAGCACCAGTCCGGCTTCAATGGTTTTTCCCAGACCGACTTCATCGGCCAGCAATGCTCCGGTTGAGAGAGGCGACTTGAAGGCAAAAAGGGCTGCATCGACCTGATGCGGATTGAGATCGACCTGGGCATCAACAAGCGCGGCGGCAAGCTTTTCCACACTATCGGAAGGACAGCGCCGGGTAAGTTCGTAGGCAATGAATTTACTTTGATAGTCAGTGATGCTCAAAATATCGGAATCCCAAATGTTAATTTTGCATGGCAAGGTATTTTCTTACCTTATTATG